TTCGCTCGAATTGGATTTTAAGACCTGCAGGGGCTTACCGTAAATTTTGCTCGTGATGAACTGCATTGCTTCGCTTGACAATATTTTTTTCGTCTGGGCTATGACCTCCATGACGTCCGTGTCTGTCTTGCGCATGAACAAGGTCGTCAGGTTGGGGAACAGCGCAATATCTATGCTCATGGCCAAAGAAACGCAGGTCGTCTTGTATGAACCCCTATGAGCCAATAAAGTCTCATCATCATCATTTTGCACAAGGCTCTTTATCCATTCATTATGTAGTTCGGTTAAATCCTTGAAGCCAACCCAATGCCCTAGCTTGATCGGCTCATTTAACAATAAATCTATATATCTTTTCTGCTCCTGGTCTATTTAGATCACCGTCTTTTCCCAATCATCGAAATTCCTTTCAAAAGAAATGATATCATCAAAAAAGTCTTTGTAGAAACGAGCCAAATCGGAATTGACAGTGATCGTGGTGTTCTCCGTCCTTGGGTTCGTGTTGATGTTGGCTGAGCTTTCAATAACAAAATCAAATTTGTCTCCAAATCCAGCTAATATCTTAGAATGGTTTCTGAATATGGCTGCCCTACCGCCGTATTCATCCATCACCCTGCACAGCTGCGCCCATTCATTGTAGTAAGTTCCCTTGAATATCTCGCCTACATAGCAATCCAGCTTCTTTATGCGCCCTATCTTTAGATACCTCTCGATCTCCTCGATGTCCTGTAAAGCCATGCACCAAGTCGACAATATGCAGTATTTAAGCTTTTGCTGCCTTAGCACGAGCTTAAGGAACGACAGGCTATCAATATCCCCGCCGGAAATGACGTGGTATGCGCATCCCTCCTCAAAATCCCAATCGACCATATTCTCAAGCTCCGTCTCACTCTTGAAGCGTCTGAAAAACTGCGCTTCCCGTGTCTTATGCGCCCTTGTCCTTACTTTAGCGGTGCTCCTTTTTGGCTCCGCATCGACCTCAGGCTTAGGTTTATCCCCAAATATGCCATCAAGTTCAAACTCAAGGTTCATTCCTCTCACCCTTCACATAGTTTTCTATCTCACTTACGATCATGCTTGTATTTTTAGATATCTCAATCTCCTGAACATCCCTTTGGTCTAGATATTGCTTGCCTAGCCATATCCCCATCGTGGCGTTTGTTTCTGCTAGCCTGAACTGGCTCCTTCGTAATGAGATCTTGCCTTTTGACCGTTTTTGCTTGAAAACGTCCTTGAATTTCATTCCATATTCTTGCTCACTCCATTTTTCGATTATGTCTTCAGAGCAATGAAACCAATCGGATATTTCTATAAGCGTGCACTGCATTGCGCATAGCTGCTCAAACTCATTTTTGTCTATCTCTATTTTTGGCCTGCCTGCCTTGGTTTTTGATTTTAAACTTATTCCGTATGTCTCCTCATGCCACCGCTTTAACGCCGGATGCCCAACTCCTAAGCATTTGGCAATATTTATTATGGATAATCCTGCATCCCTTAGCTTCTCGAATTCCTTTTTGCTTATTTCTTTTTTTGGTCTTCCCCTTGCCATGCCTTCACCTACTTCCACATCTTTTCAACTTTTGCATATGTCTTTAAATATCTTGTTGGCAGAGTCTCCTTTGTAAATTCCCCAAACAGCTTTTTTACATAGAAATATTTTTCCAGGGTCGCCTGCTTGACTGGGGAGCTTGCCGTTTTGAATTTTTTTGATCTTGTGATTCTTTCAAAATTGTCTGAATCATCCTCTGTTCCCCTCCACACTATGGCCGATTGTATTACCGTGGAAAGGCCTTCTGTCGCCATGCTCTCCACTGCCCACATGGCGTTGCCCTGATAAAACACGCCCCCCTTTAATCCCTTTCCAAGCTCATTCCCTATCAACCCACGGTAATTGACGTAGCTCATTTTTTCACATGCCATTGGCGTTGCCGGCATGGCCCTGAATGGGGTGGATTGCAACAGTATTGCTGTCTGCTTGTCCTGATGCTTGAAGCTTGAATCCGCTCTTTTGATGTCCTCTAAAAATTCCATCCTGTCTTCTTTTTCCTCTGTCGGGTATCCGATCACGTTATAGAATTTGACTTGGTGCGGCTTCTCGCATTTGGCCAGCTTTATTAAAAAGTCTATAAGAATATCCCTAGTTATTTTTTTATTCACCATGAACCTTAAGCGTTCGCTTAATCCATCAATTGCGGTCGTCCGTAGCTTATTCAAGTCGACTTCTATTCCATTGGCCATGTCCAGCATTGCCCTTTCCCTATCTCTTCCGCCGTTCCATAAGCCGCTGTATTCAAATGCCTTGTCTTGCGCACATATTCTATGCCACGTGTATCCACAGAAAAGGCACTTATGGTTACATCCTATTATGTCCTCCCTATATTCCTGCCCATTTTCGAGCCTTATCGGATGCGGGTATATTTCGCTGACTTGATTGATCATATATTTCTTGTCAACCGAAAACGTCTTGCTGTTAATGACCGAAGGATGCTCGAATTCGCCGTATTTGTCCAACCCCTTTATAAGCTCGTCATTTATGCCCTCTCCCCTTCCAAGAATAAAATAGTCTATGTAAGGCAGGAATGGCCTAACGTTCAGAACCCCTGTTCCGCCAGCCACGACTTTATAATTTCCTTTCTGCCATGCAGTGCGCTCAGCGACAAAATCGTAAAAGTCATAATCGCTGGTGATCGATACCAGCACAACATCATATTCATGCACCGTTGCGCTTCCGGCGTACTCCACTTCGTAGCCCGCCCTCTTTATTATGTCTATCGCAACGCTCAGTCCGGCAAATAGCCTAACGTTAAAGTTTTCATTTTTGTATGCCTTTTTGGCAAATTTACTTTGTACGTAAGCGCATATCTTCACTGCTCCACCTCGAATTGAAAGCCGCACTTTGGGCAATTGTATATTTTGCAGTCAGGTTTATTTTCTGTGGAATTATCCAGATCTAATCCCTCCACCGGTGAACCAATATTTAAAATAAACCCGAATTCTGACATATCGATGTTTAACAAATCATCAAGCTCATCAATTAGGAGATCAATATCCCATTCGGATTCGTTGGTTTTATTATCGGCTAATCTTAAAGCCTTGACTTGTTCTTCTGTCAGATCATCCGCTATGACGCATGGAACGGTTTTAGATTTTAATTTTTTAAGGGCTTCCCACCGGCAATGGCCTATGATTATGTTGTCTTCATTGTCTATGACCAGCGGTTGCCTGAACCCGAATTTTTTAATGCTATTCGCTACATAGTCAATCTGTTCTTTGGTATGCTTCTTGGCATTTTTTGAATATGGCTTCAATTCGTTGATATTTTTATTTATGATCTCCATTGCATCACCTCACTAATATGGCTGCCAACATTTAACCGCCTTGGCAGCTAGGCTTACCCATAGGGATTTTAGTTGATTTGTTTATTGCCGACCACAGGGGCAAAGGAATTCTAAGCGTTTGCCTACTCCTATTCAGGAACCCAGCCTTATCCATCGTCAGCCGGCAATAAAAATATCCCAGCGATTGCCTGTATGCATATATAAAAGGCTATATCACGGGGATATGTACATAAATCATCAAATTGCTAGACAGCCGCCGAGCCATGACACTCGACAGCCGTATATATTACACAAGGGAGGGAAAAGAGGGTGATAAATGGTTTTGCCCACTTATCTACTTACTACATAACCACATTTTTTTTGATTTGTCGTCTCATGATTTTATCATTTTCTCTTTTCTCTTTTCAATAATGGTAGAATTGATAAAATTTAATAACGTCGTAATATCTTTATTTATTAAATTATCTGGTATTCTAACAATTTCCCATTCTTCACCTAATTCCTCAATTATAGCCATATCCCTCTTCTTATCCTCTTCTGCACGCTTTCCGGCGTGAAATATTGAACCATCTACCTCAATTATCACCTTCTGTTCTTGAAGCATAAAATCCACACGGTATGCCCTGCCACATTTGACTTGATGCATTGGATTTAATCCATTTTTTATAAGCTCTATCCCGACCATTATTTCTTCTGTGCTATCAAACCAACCATCATTATGTAACGCTTCTTCAACACATGCTATGGCATAATCATAAGAATTTATGCTTCCAACTTTAAGTATTCTTCTTACTGCTTCTTTAAATTTACGTTCTTTTGTTTTTGAATTTTTTATAACACGCTTTTTTGATTTATCCATGCGTTTTAATATTTCTTTAGTCTCCCTACATTCCTTGCAAAAGTAGTGTTCGTTTCTGTCATAAGAAGCTTTCTTTACCTCTTTTCCGCATATGGAACAAGGAGGGAAATATTCTGGGATAGCATAGTCTCTTTTATTATCACTAATTCTTATTCCATCTTCAATAGCTTCTGGATAACTCATGCTTTAATCACTCTCCTTAAAGATCTATGCCGCCATACATGCACAAAGTCAGGCTATATAACGCTTTATCTTTTATCCTATATATGTGTGCCTTTTCATAATCCAGCTCTTCGCACAGGCATTCTATCGGTTTTTTAATTGGGTTTATGTAAAGCCTGTCCAGAATTTTATATTGAGCATCATCAAGCATGGCTAACCCGTTGTCCAACATGCGCACTCGCAATTCCGTGCTCCTTATCTGATTGTTAAGCCTGCCCTGTTCGGATATTATATTAACCCATTTTTCTTCCTGCCTGTTTATGTCGCTGTTTTGCACCGGCTCGCTGTCCGACATTCCCCCTAGAGACGTCTTTTCACACTCCAGTGCTTCAAGCTTAAGCTTCATGCTGTCAAGGCTCTGCTTGCGCTTATTATGCCCTCTCAAGTCTTCAATTACCATATCTTTATAATCCAATATTTAGACCTCCATTCTTTTATCTGTCTGCCGAGTTTATTAATCATTTAATTTATTTATAATCTTCCCGCAAAATATATTTGTCACTCAGCACTTTTTGTATCTTGAATTTCGTCAAACAAATACCAATGATCGCCATTTTCAAACATATTATATGCAATGCTTTCGCCCGCTTCATCATCATAATCAAAATTTGCCCAAGTATTATCATTCACGCTCGTCTGATTCCAAGCAACAGCAATACAATTTTCATCATCAGCCATTATCTTCAAGATTTCCGCTTGTTCTTTTAGGCTTGTTTCTCCTTCAAAATTTTTAAAGGCTTTTATGAGTTCTGAAAATTTTTCTTTTTTGACGATAACCTTATCGTACGTAGTTCCTAAAACAATGCGGTCTATATCGCTTATGTTGTCACTATTAAATAAATCCCAAACTTCTTTTATGGTATTTGCGTCCGTCTGGTAATAAGCTGATAAGTATCTTTTTCCCAATATATTCCATATAGCCATAGCTCCTCGCCAAGAATTTCTTACACTTGCTTGAAGATAAGCGTTTCCTTTTTTATCGAAACCACATATTTCTGTATAACTCATTATTCAATATCCTCCTTTATTGTTGTGTTATTTACATAATATCCGCACTATTTTGTTATTGAGCTTTGCCATGCATTTTCCACAAATCATTACTGTGTTAAACCCTATTGCGTCTGTCGAAAACCTAAGGTCATAAATTTGTTTCACATCTTCCAGCGTTCCACAGCTATTGCACACCCCATTGTGTTTTGTCTTTC